CCAAACGACCTTGGCCTCAGGATTGCTTACTACTCCGGCAAACCGCCCCTTGAGCGCGTGACGCTCGAGCAGCTGTACAAACGCTACCCTCGTGGTAATGGGTCCTCTGGTGGTCCGCGCTTCATCGCAAGGAACGGTGCCAACTTCGAGTTCGGCCCGGAAGCGGCTACGGGAACGCTCCTTGGCACGTACTACGCAAAGCCCGTGCTGCTGCGGTCGTTTGCGTCAGACGCCGCCGCGCATTTCCTGATCGTCAACTTCCCGCAGCTGTGCCTGTACGGAACCCTGCTACACGCCATGCCGTACATCAAAGACGATGCACGGCTCCAGACGTGGAAGATGGCGTATGACTTTCAGGTAGAGACCTACCGCAAGCGCATCTGTGAGGAAGGTTGGTCGGGGTCCACACCGTTCACGGTGGCGGTGTGAAGACAAGCATTGTCTTCAAGGAGTGGCTACCAGATCAGCCGGAACTAAACAATCCGGGGCTCATCGAGGCCAAGAACGTCATCCCAAGGGATGGCGGATATACGCCCTTCAGGCCTATCGATCAGGGCAACTTGGCTTACGGCACCTCGCCTGCAAATCCCGTGCAAGGCGGCATATGGGCTCGTGACACGGCAGGATCTGCAGTCCTGTACGTCGGAAGCCAGACGGCGTTATCAGCGCGGTATTCGACTGGCTGGACGAATCTATCAGCCGCTACCTACAACGTAGGGTCAGCTGCAGAAAACTGGGACTTCGTTCAGTACGACAATCTAGTCATCGCTGCCGTCCAAGATCATCGACCGCAAGCCCACACGGCCGGCTCCACTGCAACTAGCTTCACCGCACTTTCTACGAGCGGCGAGGTTCCCTACGCCAGCGTAGTTGGTGTTATTGGACAGTTCGTTGTGCTCGGCAATACGCGGCAGACAACTTCTGCGCTGGTCGATATCGATGTTCGATGGTCCGCGATAGCGCAGCCTAGGAACTGGCCAACACCAAACACCGCCACGGCTACCGCCACCCAGTCAGGCCAGCAGCTGCTCAACCAGGCGGATGGCGCTATCACGGGGATAGTCGGCAACGATCAATTCGGCATCATCTTTCAAGAAGATGCTTTGACACGCATGACCTATGCCGGACCTCCGGTTGTCTTCCAGTTCGACAAGTTTTCCGATCAGTTCGGGTGCGTGCGGAACAACAGCATCGTTCACCTCAACAACAAGTTTTACTTTATCGCTCGTTCCGGTGTTTGCGTTACCGATGGAGTGTCAGTCAGCAATATCAGTGACGGCAGGGTGTCGAAGTGGATATCAGAGAACGTCCGTTACCTGTCCACCAATAGCGTATTCGGGGCGGCTGACCCCACCCGCAATATCATCATGTGGGGATTCCCACCGCGCAGCGGCGCTTCTGGCCAGAACACCGTAATTCTCATCTACAACTACGTCGAGAATCGTTTCAGCTGGGCCGAGCAAACGCACCGCTGCATTCTTGAGTACGGAGACGTAAACGTACCGGAGTGGGGCCGAATTACCGCCTTCGATGAAACGGAGCGCGTGGGGTTCTTCTCGGCTACGGCCGGATCTTCAGTCATAACTACTGGGGATATCGAATTGAACCCAGGTGGCCGGATGTGGGTGGACGGCATCAAGCCACAGGTTGAGGCGTCCGCTGCTCCGACCATAGGCGTGAGGCTCGGCTACCGCAGCGCGCTGGATGCATCGCCCACCTACACATCGACTACCGGGCCGACATCATCGACCGGGTTTGCGGACTTCCGCATCGACGCTCAGTACGTTCGTGCGGAGATAAACGTTACCGGCGAGTTCGATAAGACATCTGGCTTCATCGTTCGCGGCCAGCCATCTAGCGATAGATGAACCTGTTCTGTCTCGGCAGCGCGCAGATAGACGCGCTGTGGGATGAGTTCGCCCATCACGTTTACAGGCTCGAGCGGCTAGGGCATCTCGACGCCGAAGAGCTACGCGACGACCTCAAGCAGCAGAAAAAGCAGCTTTGGGGAGCGCAGGAGAACGGCAAGGTTCTCGGCATCGCCATCACCCGTATCGGGGGTGGCACCTGCGAGATTTACGCAGCTGCCGGCACGCAAACAGCGGCCGGACAGATCACCTCACTTTACGAACGCATCGAGCAATGGGCCCGGGAGAAGGGCTGTGTCCGCATGAAGATCGTGGGACGAAAGGGCTGGCTGCGAATGTTGAAAGGTTACCGACCGGCGAAGGCCGTGATTCTGGAAAAGGAGTTAGTTCATGGGATCTAGTGGTGGTGGAACACAGCGCACCGAGCCGCCGAAGTATCAGCTGCCGTTCCTTCAGTACGGCGTTGAACAGGCCCGCAATCTCTACAACAGCGGCCAGCAAACGGTTGCCGGCCCGTCCGGCGAAAGCGATTTCGGCCTTAATGCCATGGCGCAGCTTGCACGCAACAACTCGTTTACGCCTGCCGCCACGAACCTTGCGCAGCAGACCCTGAATGGCGATTTCATCGGCGCAAACCCCTATCTGCGCGATTCGCTCGGGAGCTTCACCGGGCAGCAGCCGAATCCCTATCTGGACGCGCAGTTCAACAATGCCGCTATGGCAACTCAGGGGCAGCTTGCGAGCCAGTTCGCTGGCGCCGGGAGGAATGTCAACGCATCTCAGGATCAGCGATCCCAGCAGTTGAACGACCTTGCCACCAAGATTTACGGCGGCGCGTATGAAGGCGACCGCAATCGTCAGCTGCAGGCTGTCGGTATGCAGGCGCAAGGGTACGAAGGCGATCTGGCAAGGCAGCAGCAGACGCTATCAATGTCCCCGGCCTTGAATCAGGCGCAGTACGCGGACCTTGACAGGCTATTGGGCGTCGGTGCTCAGAGAGAGGGCTACACGCAGGATCTGCTCGACGCGCCCGGTAATGCGCTCGATCAGTACCTGGGCCGGGTATCTGGAAACATGGGGCAGACGATCAAGATGTCTGGCGGCGGGAATCAGGCTGGCGGCATTTTGGGCGGCGCTCTCATGGGCGCGCAGATGGGCTCCGTCATCCCTGGTATCGGCACGCTCATTGGAGCGGGTATCGGTGGTCTCGGTGGCTACTTCGGGAGTCGGTGATGTCCTTCCTCCCCGTTGACCCGTCAAACCCGCTGTACCGCATCCTGAACCCCGGCATGCCGCAGCAGGGTGGAGGTATCGGTGGCCTGTTCAATCGCGGCCCGTCGTGGATGCAGCCCAACGCAGGCTTCGGTAACCCCGGAATCGCGCAGCAGGGCGGCGGCTCTCCTCCCGCTGGTATTCGTGGATTGCTCTCCAACCCCGACTTCGCCCTTGCTCTGCTCGCGAACTCTGGCGGCCAGCAGAAGAAGTCCTTTGGCGAAGTACTGGGCCAGGCTGGATTGCAAACGCAACAGATGGGCCAACAGCGCGAGGACGACGCCTTCAAGCGCAGGTACATGGAAGCGCAGATGGCGGCGATGGGCGGCAAACAGCAGCAAGGCCCTTCATCCGTACAGGAATACGAGTACGCCAAGAAGAACGGCTACCAAGGCTCGTTCCAAGAATGGATCGTCGCTGGCGGCCAGTCTTCGCGTCCGTCTGCCGTGCAGGAGTGGGAGCACTACTCGAAGCTCGTGGAGGACGACCGGAAGAACGGGACGCAGAACGCGCAGCTTTATCTCGAGATGAAGCGCAACCCGAACTTTGCCGTGAAGGACGTGAATCAGGTCCCGACTTCTATCCAGCAGTCCATCGTCGGCGGTGTTACGTCGCGTCCGTTGTCCACGCTCCCGCAGACAGCTGCGGCTGCTGAGACGGTGAAGCAAGCAGAGGGCCGTGGCGGCGCTGTCGGCAAGACGCAGGGCGAGATCACGGGAGGCATTCTCACCAAAGGCTCCAATGCTCGCTCTGTGCTCGGCATGATCGACGAGGCAGAGAAGATTGTCGATCAGGCCACGGGAAGTGCTGGCGGGGCGATGCTGGACACAGCTGCCGCTGCAGTTGGCAAATCCACCGAGGGCGCGAAGGCAATCGCACGCCTCAAGGTTCTTCAGGCCGGTCTCATGCTCAATATGCCGCGAATGGAAGGCCCGCAGTCGGATCGTGACGTGCAGCTGTACCGTGAAGCTGCGGCTTCCCTCGGAGAACCAAATATCCCGCGCGAGACGAAGAAAGCCGCGCTGGAAACGATTCGTACCTTGCAGCAGCGGTACAAGGAGCGCGCCGCCACTGTGTCCGGTGAAGATGCAGACCCGTTGGGCCTCCGATGAACATCGCAGAGATTCGCCAGAAGTTCCCTCAGTACGAGGACCTTTCCGACCAGCAATTGGCGGAAGGGCTGCACAAGAAGTTCTACAGCGATCTGCCGTTCTCCGACTTCGCGTCGAAGAGCGGCTACACGCCCAAGCGGTTTGGTTCT